GCGCGCAGCAGTTCGACGACGAGTTCATTATGCGCGGGGCCGTTAACTTTGCCCTGCAGCATGGGCTTCCGTGCAGGATTCGCCGATTGCCGAAGCCCGTAGCCCTGCCGCCGGCGAAGAGGGATTTCCGACTGGAATGGCACTCGGACGCGCAGAATGTGCATGATTCTGCAGTCAGCAGAACAGTAGATGATGCTGTTCGCCACCTGCTGGCCGATGATCCGCGGCTCATTTCCAACGATGAATGCCGGCGCGCCTTGACGACCGCAATTGGGCACCTGAGGGACCCTGATGCTCGACGGCGGGCAACCACGACTATTGATACGGCGTTCCGCAGCGACTCCAGAATGGATAGGTACGGAGGGGTGCCGGAGGCCGATATCTTGCGCACTATCTTCCAGCGCTCGCTTGCCGACGAGAACGCGGACCGCGCCGATAGCCTGCGCGCGTCGCTGGTTGGCGCCCTTGTCGACGCGACTGAGCCCGATTCCCGGGGGGCCGTATGCTCAGTGGGGCGCTGTTCGCGCTACGTCTCGTCGCTGGAGATGATCGATCGGGCGCCGCCGACACCGCCAGTCGCGCCGGTCGATGCCTTTCGACAGGAGATATTCGCGGCGATCGCGCACGTCCCGGAGGCCGAGCGGAGCCCGGCTCTCGTCAGGAAGATAATGCGGCCGTACGCGGCGCGCTTACCGCAGCATACGTACGCCGCGATCGAGGCCGAATGTATGGCCGGCCTCGAGTAAGTGCCGATTGTAAATGATCCCCTCATAATTATACTTGCGATGACGACTTATCCGAGCACTTACCTCGACGCAGAATCGCTTCTGCTGACGACGCCTAATAGTTCTTATTTGGGTCCGAGCCCAGATACAGTGCAGGTCGCGAATATCGTCACGACGAATATCAACGGAGCGCCTCTCGTTGGGCCCGTCATCTCGGCCGATGCCCCGGCGAGATTGACGAACAAGACGCTCGTCGATGATAGCGTGTTCTTCGTGAATCCCGCCGATGCGACTAAGCGGATCGGCTTCACTACGCTTGGTGTCGCCGCAGGCGCGACAGTGAGCATTGTCCCTATCGCCGCAGCCAGTCGCGCGCTGGCTATTCCCGATCCGGGGGCTGATACCGAGTTAGTTACGGCGATCGGCGCCCAGACGCTTACCAATAAGTCCCTCGTCGACACCAGCACATTTGTCGTGAACGTTGCCGATCCGACAAGGCGCGTTGCCTTCGACGCCGCTGGAGTCGCCGCGGGCGCGACAGTGAGCATCGCCCCGGCGGCCGCGGCCAATCGCTTGCTGACGATTCCCGACCCGGGGGCGGATACCGAGTTAATTACGGCGATCGGCGCCCAGACGCTTACCAATAAGTCCCTCGTCGACACTAGCACACTTATAGTCAACGCCGCCGATCCGACAAGGCGCGTTGCCTTCGACGCTTCTGGTGTTGCCCCCGCAGCAACAGTGAGCATTGCCCCGGCGGCCGCCGCGGACTGCGTGCTGACCATTCCCGACCCCGGAGTCGCGGCCAGCGCGTTCGTTGTCGCCGACGGCGCCCAGACTCTGAATGGGCCGATTACGACTGGAGCCGACCTGACGATCGGCACAACAGTGGCCGACTACAGATCGCTACTTGTTGCTTCCGGGGGCACGCGGACGGCAATCCACGGGCTTGCTGATCGTATTGTAATCGGCTACAACACACTAGACGGCGTATCCCATATTGATGCGACGCAAGCGTTCTGCTCTCTCGAATTTGCTAACATACTGAATCGCGGATATACAGTTATCCGCGTGCGCGATGTAGGAAGTCCGCAAAGACCCATATTCGGCAGCGGGCCCCAATACATCGATTTCTTCCAGCAAACTCGCATTGGTTCCGCGACTACGCCGCAATTCTTGGTTACGCCGGGGAATCCTCTAATTCCGTTCGAAATCGCAGTGGGAGCCGGCGGCAATGTGTACATGAACTCAACGGGGGCCAACGAAATTAATATCGACGCGACTGACATCTTCCGAGTGCGGAACGTGACGAACGCGACCAATACAACCACGGCCGCCTTCGTGTCGTACGGGGGCATAGCCGCGGCCCAAGATATCTATCTCGGCGGCCTGATCAACTTCGCCGGGTCGCAGCTGACCTACAGCACGGCGGTAATCGCGATGAACGTGGCGACAGGATTGGGGCCGATTCCTGCATCGCCCGTTAACTTCACTTTCATTAAGGTCGGTCCCGTGAATGTAGTCTGCTGGCCCCTTCTGAATAATCCGGCAGCTGAGCTGAATTTCACCTTCACCGCAACTCCCGTTGTCCCCGCGCAGTACGTACCGTATGCGCCTACTGTGGCCAATATTGCCTGCGCGACGGTAGTCCGCGACGGCGCCTTATTCCCGAACGGAAGCGTAAATGTGAATGCGGGCAATCTCGTGTTCTTCTCAGCCGCGATATCGGGTGGGCAGTTAACTGTTGTCCCTTTTATTGGGCCGGGAGGTCAAGTAGCCGCCGGCGGAGCGACCTACATCTAATCGCGATCCCGCCAACAGCCGGCAAGGAAGAAGGAGATTGCGCGTGGAATAATTAATTTTTTCACGCGATCAAAATATCGCGGCGACAATATATATCAACGATGGACAACATGCAGATCGCCATGATAGTTCTTGTTGCGCTGCTCGTGCTCTGGTTCTTCGGATTCCTGGAGAGGGGAATCGCCTACGTAATGCCCTCATGGGCAGGCAAACTGCCGGCGGCGCCATACCCGATGATGTAAGTGAGTGGAGCGCCTCGATCCGCCAAATACGTGTTTTTTTGCCCGGATTCATATACATCATGGAGACTTCAACGATGATCGTAATCGCCGTACTTGTAATCGCGCTCGTCTACATGTGGATGCAGAGGAAAACGCCGACAGCGGATCTCCAACTCATCACGCCGGCGCCCGCCCTTCTGGCGCGGCCAGAGCTCGGCAACAAGATTAAGTCCGCCGAGAAGGTCGGCGTTATCTTCTGGGGCCAACCGATCGCGCAGGCCAAATCGCAGATCATGACGGTCGCCCATAAGTCGCTCGGCGCTGAATTCCCGGAGTTCTGCGTGCAGCTCGCGGAAGACGGCAAGTCGATCGCGGCCGACGGCAACAACATGGCGACTATATTCATGCCCCTCGCGCGCCGGGGCGCCGCAAGGGTTGGGTATCTAGTCCGAGTTGATCCCGACGGGATGCCGATAGATAAACACAGCTTCACGGGCACTACTACTCTACAGGACAAAGACCCATCGTCAAGGGTCATGGTAATCCGTAATCCGCAGGCGAGCGAGAGCGCGAACTACGCGGCGGCCAGCAAATTCGAATGGGACTTCGCCGCGAACATAACGGCGAAGCCGTCGTTGTTCCCGTAAGCGGCGAGGGGAGATAGCGCCTATTCGCCGCGAACATAACGGCGAAGCCGTCGTTGTTCCCGTAAGCGGCGAGGGGAGATAGCGCCTATTCGCCGCGAACATAACGGCGCGGCGAGGTGAAGATAGCGCTTATTCGCCGCGAGAAAAAAGAACGCTTATTCGCAGTCGAACAGCAAGTGCCTCGACCGGCAACAATCGGTGGTGTTTTCCCACCCGAAACCGTATTCCTCCTTCACCCACACGCGATTGTCGGGGCCGACTTCGAGCTGCGCCTCGCCGAAGAAGATATCTCCGACCCACTTCCCGTCCATGCCGCTAGGCGGCTCAATGAAGCACCGAGACAGCTTGCCGCGACTTTCCGGCCAGATCTGCGTGATGCACGAGCTAGCGCCCCGCATCAGCGGATTCGTCGCCCTGGCCGCCGCGATTACGGCTGGCCTGATGGCGATCGCGTCGAGATTCCCGTCCTCGGCGAACTGCGGGGAGACAGGCTGGATTATGCGCCAGACTATGAGGGTCCGCGAGCGGCTCGTGATCCGCATCGGATCGCAACGCGTCCCTACGCGCACATCGAGGGCCCCGCGGAAGTGGCGAAGGCGCTCGTAGAACGCCGTCTCGAACTCTTCTGTTGCGCGCCGCCTCTCGGCCTCCGGCGCCCACGAACAGATGATTCCGATCGGATCGTCGATGAACTCGCACTCGCGGAATACTACCATCCGCATGTAGCGGTGCTCGACGCAAATGGCGCTGAAGAAGTCCCTTACGTGCCCGGGCAATCCAGGTGGCGCCACGCGGAGCCGGCACTTAATGCTCGCGAGCTCCACTGCGCTTGGGGGTCTCATTAGCCGCGCGTCCGGACTGGCGGCGCCCGCGATTACGGTCGCCTTCATTCCGTCGGCTATGGGGCCCTGCGCGACGACGGGGAAGAAGCTGATGCTCGCGATCCGAAGTAGCCGGGCGCTGTGGGCGGGGCACAGAGGCGCCGTATCCCGATCCCGCTCGCGATCAAGCAACGCCGGATCGATATAAGGGAGGCCGCGAATGGCGAGCAGGCCAGCGCCCGTAATGTTCAATCCGGACCCTATTTTCCCGGCCATAGTCGCATTCACGATCGTAGTCGGGAAGAAAAGATCGAGACTCGCGGTGCTGGAAAGGCGCGTGAACTGGAGCTGCTCTTCCGCGTGGAAGCTCGGGCGATAGTGGGTAATCGGCCTCAAGGCGCGCCATCCGCGCCGATCGACGAGGCCGCTAACATACCACTCGAACCAGGGCGCGGCGACCGCCGTGGGGATGCGCGAACAGACGCGCGCGATGTACTCGGCTGTCAGGAACGGGGTATAGATTCCGCTTCCGCGAACAAACCAGGTCGAACGGAGATAGACCCCGATCAACAGGCGTAGGGTCCACGCGCCGGCGACCGAGCGAACGGCAATGAAGGCCGCCGCTATCAGCGCCTCGAAACCTTGCGGATCGAGGTACTCGGCGACATTGATCAACACTGCATGTTCGAATATCGGCAATTCCATCTTTTTTATGTTAAGATGCGGTGGATTTCAATTTCATGGCCCCTAGGACGCGCCTATGCGCTTCAGCGGGCGTCCAGGCGACCTCCGCGTCTCGAGGCACGAATATGCAGACTAGGTGGGAGGCAACGTTCCAGACATCGGCAACTCGCGGGCCGATTATATTCTCGTAGAAGAAGTCGCCTCGTCCGAGCACGCGGAATAGGCTCCGCCCGGTCGAGTCTCCTTCGACGAGGCAGCCGGCCTTAATGTAGTAGTCCGAATCCGACCAGGCGGGGAAACCCGCGAACACATGGAACTGCGGGCCGCGCTCGGCGATGGGCGCGGCGAGCCAGTCGGCGATCCTGTCGACGGCGGCACTCATGATCGCCTCGATGAACGGCGGATTAATCGCTATTGGCGGCCACTTTCCCGGGGCGCCGGCAAGTCTAGTCAGCGCGGCGCGGTCGAGGGCCCCGAAGTCGCCGATACTGCCGAACGGCCGATCGGTATCGGGGAATAGGCTACAGAAGTGGAACGGTTGGCCAGTTGGGGCGGCTATCAGCATCAGCTGGGAGTTGAAGGGGCTCGCGAATCCCTCGATGCGCACCCCGAATTCGTTGTATAGGAGCGCATACCAGGCCTTCGGGAAGCACATTTGCTGCCCGCCGAGCGCGAGGCACTCGTAGCGCAGCACGCACTTGACTATTTGGGCCACGGCATCGGCTGCGGGATCCCTCGACGCCAGGCGCAGGAGGCATGCGCTTCTTTCCCGCGACAGTGTGCGGCTGAACTTGATAGTGCCGCGCTCACTGACGCCGTAAGTATCCCCGTCGCGCCAGTATGTCAGCTCGCTCGGGACCCCTTGCGGCGCGCTCAGGAAGGCGGCAATGTCGCGCTGGATATGGAGAATGGCCGACGCGGCATCTTGCGCGGGCAACAAGTGGATATCGGCGATTTCCCCGAGCAACTTCGTGTAGACGGCATGGTCCACAGGCAGATCGCGGAATACTGGGTCTGTGCGCTCTTCTGCGGGCTGGGCCATGGCCAATAGGAAGCGCTCGATGATCTTGTCCCATTCTCGCTGATTCGGCACGGCGGCGGGGTGGCGAATCCGGCCGACAACAAGTAGGCGCGCATATTCCCGCCGGATGTCGGCGAGATCATCGGCGCCCGCGTCAGCGCCGCCGACGACTTCGCGGTGCCCGGCGAAGACCGCGACGATCAGGATCACGAGAGCCGCAATTAGCGCAGTTAGACGCGAAATAATTGAAACGGCGAACATTCGACAGTATATAGAATGAGCACAAAACCCGTCTCTGTGCAGTTGCCGCCCGTCGGCAGCCCGGAAGACGACTTTCCCTACAAGTCGCGCTTCATCTCCAAGTCGGAACTCCACGGGCGCTTCCGGCGCCTTGCCGTCGAGTATAAGCCGCGCTTCATTCATGTTGATTACGTGATCCACAACTTGGCCAAGTTGCCGCGCGACATGCTTGTCTTCGGGGAGTCGCACGAGGAGCGGCAGATGACTCTCCTGGCCTTTGCGAGGGAAAACTACGAGCTGTATGATCTGCTGGCCGACTACTTCACCGAGCCCCTAAGGGTCCGCGCTGAGCGCGCTCATGATTCGGTATATGCCGAATGGTGCCGAAGCAAGGAGAAGGTCCGCCAGGGCGCGCTGAAGCAATACGGCGTAATCAGCGCCTATACTGAGCGCGAAGTGCTGTTCGGCATGCACTATGAGGTGACATCATTCCGGCCAACCACTCTCGCGTCGCTGATCCAGCGCTTCAAGGGGGATCGCATTCTGGATGTGTGCGCGGGCTGGGGAGATCGCCTGGTTGCCGCATTATCCCAGGGAGTGCGCCTCTATGTCAGCGTGGATGCTAATCCACGCTTAGAGCAGTACTACAAGCGCATTGACGCGGAGTTCAACGGGCTAGTTCATAAGCGGAAGACCGAGACCCACTTCCACATATCGCCCTTCGAAGATCCGCGCCTCGACTTGCGCCCCTACGAGAAGGCGGGCGGCTTCAACTTCTCGGTCATGGCGCCGCCTTATTACGACCTGGAAGTCTATGCGCCGGACCCGCAGCAGTCGATCTATGCACACCCATCGTTCGAGGAATGGTACCGAGACTTCCTCATCGCGAGCATCCGGAAGGCGACTTCCCTGCTGAATGTTGGCGGGCACTTTGCGCTTATCATCAACGAGGCCGCGGGCGACTCAGATGCGCCGCCGTACGTAGAGCGGCTTGTTCGCGACGCCGGCAAGATTCCATGGCTCGAATACCTGGGCGCGATTCCCTATGCCGAGGTATCATGGAGCCGCGGCAAGGGCGGACGCGTGGCCCCGAAGCCGACGCACATTAGGTCGCCGCAGCCGATATGGGTCTATAGGAAAACAAAAGAGCAAACATATACCGAGAGATGAAGTTCGAATTCGGCAGCCTCGAGGGCATTATTTCTTTCCTCAAGCGCATGCCGCCAGCGCTCGAGGAAGCGCTGGTTGCGGAATACTCCGACTATTTCGCAAAGTTCTACCCGGGCCAACCGCCGTTCGTCTGGCCCGGAACCTTCAAGGATGATCTGCGCCTCGCTGGGGGGCAAATGAAGATAATGTTGGTGTATGAGTTGCCGGCGACATTCGTGGGCGCCGTGAGCGTGGCGAGCGCGTTCGTGCCGAAGACTAAGCAGCTTATTCCCGACGTTCTCTACTTGGCCCGCCTTATAGTCGCCCGCACTTTCCGAGGGCGCCACATATCGCGCACCATCATGGAGAATCTCATGAGCGTCGTTGCCGAGCACGACTTCTACGGGCGGAAGATTACCACATATATAGCGGGCGTCGACAAGGATAACGCGGCCTCGCTCGCCTCCTTCAAGTCGTTCGGCTACGAAGAGATCCCGGGCCAGCGCGCAGGGGCGAAGTACGTTCACCTCGCGTATCGGGCCGACGTCCGCAGAGGGGGCAAAAAAAGCAGCAATTAGTCGTCTTCCTCGCGCGCAGCGACCCTTATTTTTTCGTATTCTGCGCCGTAGAAGTCGTAGGCTTCGCGCCGGAAGCGCAACTGGGAGCGCATGCAGGTTCGCGAGTCAACAATATCGGCAACTTCGCGGATGACCAAGGGATCCGATCCAAGGCGCATTATGCGCCCGAGAATCTGCTTCATGCCGGCGTACCGTGGAGTCGCGAACACGAGCGCCGTCATCCGGACAATGCTGATTCCTGTGCCCGCGAATGCGTAGGTCGCGACAATCACTCGCGTTTGGCTGTCGGCGAGGGCGCGCTGGCGGTCGCTTTCCTCGGGATTCCCGTAGAAGAGCGCGGGTAGCGTGTCGCAGGTGACCGTGATTAGCGCGGCGAGCTTCTCGGCATGAGCGCGCTCTTCACAGAAGACATACAGCGAGTGGCCGAGGTCGAGCAGGCGCGCGACTTCGGCCACGACAACGCGGTTCCTCTCTTCGTCGGCGATGAATTGGCCATGCATATAGTGAGTGAAGACACGCCCTGTCGCCTCGTGGCGCAGATTCCGCGTGCGCGAAGGCGGGCCGGCATAGTAGATCAGGCGCACATGGAGGCGGAATTGCGATTCCCCGTAAGTGAAGCCGGGCACAGATTCGGCCATGATCGGCGCGCCGAGATGCCGGTGGGCGATGAAGTCGAAGCCATCGCGGCGATCGGCGGTAGTCGCGCTCATGCCGAACATGTAGCGCGTCTGGAAATCCCAGAACACGCTGGACCGCGCGTTAGTGCAGTAGGCGTGCATCTCGTCGAATATGACAATCGGGAAAAGGGCCATATCGAGGCGCGCTGTTAGGGCCGTATTGATTACGAGGACCAGCACATGGGGCGGCGCCTCGGGGCGCCCTGGGCGCCAATCGGCGCTGATTGTGTGGGCCGGCGCGGCGACCTCGAAGACATGGCCGATATCCTTACAGATCTGCGCGCATAGTTCGCGGGTCGGCACTATGTATATGGCGCGCTGGTTGAGGGTCAGTATGATTCCGGCCCCGATGAACGACTTTCCGTAGCCCGCGCGGAGATTGAGGGCGGCGATACTCCGGGCCCTAAGCCGCTGCGCGATGTGGGCGACAAGAAGCTGTTGGTGATCGTAAAGGAAGTCGAGCGATGGGGTCGAGACCTCTGTCTCGAGAGGATCCCAGCGCGCCTCGACGCGGATGCCTAGCGAGCGCAGAGCGGGAATTGCGGTTCGCGGAAGTACTAGCGCCTGTTGGCCATCCGCCGACTTCCCGCGCCGGAATACGACGGCCTTCCGGGGCTGACCTATCTTCGGGGCGTATATCGTCTCGAAGCTGCTCAGAAAGCGGGGAAATTCGTCGGCGGCCATAGCGCCACGCAGAGTCGCCTCGGCGACAATAAGGCCCCATTTCCCAACGATCGCCATTACTTACTTGGTTGCTGCGCGTCTATATTGCGTATGAGTTCTTCGGCCCGGCTCTGTACCTCGCGAGGAACCCGAACATTAATCGAGTAGATAACTTTGTCTACATATTCGACGCCGACCATCGCGCGCATCCTGAAGACGAGGCGGAGAAGCGTCGTGTCGAGATTGCCTTCGTCGGTCTCTACCGGCTCGAAGTGGAAAGCTACGTCGCCCGGGCGGCAAGCGTGAATCGCGGCTAGCGACGCGGTGAACATGGCGATGTCGTCCGCGTTCGTGTATCGGGGAATCGAGTCGGCACGGTCGTAGTCGCTCGGCCAATCGGCAATCTCGTTCTCCATTCCTATTGTGCTAATTGGGCGACTTACATATAGGGGTATGTTTCCGCCTATCGGCTTCCATGTCCGCAAGAGCGGCTTCCCGTCGCTAATGGCGGCGCTCGACAATGGGGCCGATCTCGTTCGGTCGTATAGCTTCCCGCGAATTGCGCTTCAGACTTTCTCTTCGGGGCCTCGGGGCCTCAACTTGCTGATAAAGGAGGATGAGTGTGAGGCTCTCGCGGCGGCGCCCATTGATGCGCTTATCTTCCATGGGTCGTATGCGGACATACCATGGACTGGTTCCGAGTCGATCGCCAATTCGATAGTCGCTGAGTTGGCGGCATGTAAGCGGGCCGGAGGCGCGCTGAACATTCACCTCATGCGCAAGGCCCTGGAGCCGGCAGTTCGGCGGGCCTTCTTCGACCGAATTGCGGGGCCCGTTGGGGCCGAGCGGGAATGGGCGCCGCCGGGGACGCTATACCTGGAGACGAACGCCGAGAAGTTCGGGCTCGCCTACAAGCCGGCAGAGTTGAACGCGATCTTCGACGACGCGCCGGAGAATGTTGGGCTATGTATTGATACGGCGCATGTCTGGGCCTGCGGGGGCGACATATCGACGAAGGTCGCCGCGATGCGCTGGCTGAGCCGCCCGTGCACCGATATCCCGATAATGATCCACTTGAACGATTCCTACAATGCCTTGTGCACGGGCAGTGATGCCCACGCGGCGATCGGCGAGGGGCAGATATGGAAGGCAGTCGGCCAGGACCGGCCGGACGGCTACCTCGCGTTCATCGAGTGGGCCGCGGGCGTCGGGGCGCCGCTTATTCTCGAGCGCAATGTTAGCTGGCTCGCCGAAGTGAAGCGGGACCTTGCGCTTCTTGCCCCGCTTGTCGGGCATTATGCGTCGGGAAATTGAATGCTTGCGGAATGGGTATATATCGGCAATGAGCGATTCGAAGAGACTTAGGGCGCAAATAGTCGGCCTGTTTACTGACTCGCTGACGTCGGCCTGCCCGCCGGTTCCCGCCGCGACGCGGGCAATATGGGCAAGGAAGATGGAAATTGGGTGTTATAATTACACTATCGCCCAGTGCAAATCGCTAGGCATTCTGTGCACGTTCGACTCCGCGACGAAGGCGCAGTCCGCATTCTGCGGGCGCTATTCTGATAGCGCGTATCGGCTCGTGGAGCTGCTGGGGGACCCACGCGGCGAGTTCGCGGCGCGGCTGATGAGCGGGGCCATTAGCCCGAGTGGCGCCGCGGGTGCCGAGATCAAGGACCTTTGCCCGAGCGCGACGGCCCATGAGCGGGCCGAAATCGAGCTGCGCTCGAAGCAGCGCATAGATCAAAAAATATCTCGCTTGTTTCGGTGCGCCAAATGCGGGCGGAATGAGACGACGCGCGACGAGGTTATGACTCGCCGGGCCGATGAGTCGTGTTCATACCGGATCAAGTGCCTCAACTGCGGGCACAGCTGGATCACTAGCTGAGGCGGCCGCTAGTTCGGCTACTTTTTTTCCTACATGTCGCGCCGCCAATTCCTCGTCGCGAGGGCCTTTCTTGCGGTGTAGTGCCCGCACGAGCCGCGTACCCGCTATGAAGCGGGTCAATGGGGCCCCAGTAATCGAGCGGTTTAGTGCGGCGGGAATGGGAACTGCCGACGCGTAGAGGGGCGGCCGCAGGAGGAATATTTGCTGAACCATTGTGGGGAACACTATCTCGATGAGCTGCGGATCGTCGACAAGGCCCTGAAGGGCACTCTGCAGGGCCGCCGGCGGCCCTGGGCGCACGGCGATGTTCCTGACGCGCTCGGCGAAGTGGTCATCGTTGAAGGAATAGGCGCCCCCGTCAATGATTCCCCGGAAATTTGTGATTATGGAGCCGGCGGGCAACGGAATGTGATCGTAGCGGTCAATGAACACGCCTATCCAGCTGAGATTGCTATTGGGCGCAAATCTAGCGCGCGCATTACAGAGTATGCTAGTATAGGATACAACGCATCCCGATGGTCTATTGATAGTGCCGATGGTTGTGAATTCGATGCCCAACGGCTTCGGAATATTAATCAGGCGCCTAATCTCGGACGTCTCGGGAATGCCGCCGAATGCGGCGATGATCAGGGGCCGAGGAGCTCGCGAATCCGCATCCGATTCCGATAGAGGGTGCCGCCCATCCGGAAGATAGCGGATATCGACGCCGCCGAGAGTTGTGCTGAAGGCGCCGCTGGCGATCCGCTTCCCGAGCTCATTACAGGCGCCCGCGACTGCCGCTAGATCGCCGGGCAGCAGGGTGCCGTCGGGGTTGAGATGTTCGGGCTTTATGAGCAACATTCACTCTACGTATATAGGCGAGAGTGCTCATTCAAATTTGCGCTCATGGGCGACGCGACAATCGATCAGTGTCATGATATCGGGCCGTTCCTTACGTCCATTGTTCAGCAGCTCAATACGGTGTCGTATAGCGGGGCCGGTTTGTACTTGTGTAATCACGAAGGACATCGGTTCTTCGCGAAGATATGCCTCTACAAGAAGTCGGGGCACGAATACTATCGGCGGGCGGCGGAGGGAGGAACGAAAGAGGTCGAGCACCAAGTCTCCGCGGAAATTCTAATTCTCCAAGAGCTGAAGAGGGAGCTCATTGCTAAGGGCATTACTCCGGGGATTATTGAGATTATTGCCTTCTCCACGTGCACCGACATCAACAAGCTCATTAAGCGGTCGAACCTATCGTGCCCCCTCATGATCGATCGCGCGGTATCGAAGTTCCATAGCGCGCAGGCCGACTTGTGCCGATACGCCGAGCATGTATCTCGCGGGATTGCCCGAGACGCGTATGCGTTCATCTTCCTCGAGCGCTGTGATGTATCGGTGAACGATGTGCTGGTGAGCGGTCTTGGGCCCTTAGACTACATGCGGCGCGACATATTGTGGTATATTCTGTTCTGCGTTATCCATACGCTAACCGTAATCACTGATGTGTTTCCGGGGTTTCGGCATTACGATCTACACACCGGCAACGTTATGCTGATCGCCGCGGTTCTCCCGCAGACGATCGACGCGCGGCGGCTCTATTTGCGGTTCGAGAGGGGTGATAAGGTCTGGAATGTGCCTTTCCCGGGCTTCTATGTGAAGATCATTGATTTCGGCTTCAGCAAATTGCCGAGCAAGAAGATATTCAGCGACTTCGAGGCCGACCCTTTCCATCCGGCAAAGAAATTATGCAGCGATATTAGCTGGTTCCTGCGGGACATGTACCGGACGATACATGAGTCGCCAGCCGTCGGCTCGGGTTTCCTTAATCTGATCAACGAGCTGTTCGATGTGCTCGACCCCGCCGGAATCCGCTATACTGACAGCCTGGACAAGACGGAGGAGCTCGAGAAGATAAGCCCCACTCTTGCCGAACGCCTAGAATCATCCATATTCCACACATATACGAGCCCCGTTAAGGATAAGTATATATATCGCCGATTCGTCTCGCCCCAAACAAAAGCGCAATGATCGGATTCTTGATCGTGCTTATATTGCTGATTGCGATTGTCTTCTCCGGCAAGAGGCAGCTGCCCGTGCCGATCGCGGATGTCGCGGAGCCCGCGGAAGAGACATTGCCGGCTGCGGTTCCCAAGGCGCAGAAGAGCCGCAAAGTGCACTTTGCGGACAAGACAGTGGTGCGCCAATACAACGTTTTCGATGGGGGAATCGTTGGTCAGTATATAGCGGCGACTAATGAATGAGCAGATACTGCGCCAGTTAACGGGTATTGCGCGCAGCGTTGTCCGCATGGACACGATTATCGCCGACGCGCTGGCCGCGAATGACGCCGGCTTGAGCGCCGAGCGGCGCGCCCTTGTGATCACGCGGTGCCTGACACAGCAGCAGAACATCAACAGGCAAATTGCGGACATTGTTCTCGCTTTGAGCATCATTCTTGCTGAAGATATACATGGCGCGGGCAGCATTCGCGAAGTTGGCGGAAATAGAGGAGGCGAAGGGAAATGACTTCAAGGCGAAGGCCTATTACGAGGCGATAATCGCGCTTGGCGAGCCGGACGGCGAGGCACAGTTAACCCCGGCGATGGCCGATAAGTTGGCCGAATACAAGCGCACTGGGCGCATAGCGCGGCTCGATAAGCTCATGGGCATGCCGTCGACTCGGGCCTATTTGGCCTTCAGTAAGGTACTGGGAATCGGCGCGGCGACAATCAAGGCGCTGATAGCGCGCCGCATATATGGGATCGACGATCTGCGCCGGGCTGTTTCCCAGAACAGGATCGAGCTGAACCCGACGCAGCGCCTCGGGCTGACGTATTACGAGGACTTACGGAAGCGTATCCCGCGGGATAGAGTCGCCCGCGTGCTGGAGATCATCTATACGGAAATATACCGCATTGATCGACGCGCTGTGATCGAGTGCGCCGGCTCGTATCGGCGGGGGCTGCCGGATTCCGGGGACATCGACATTCTCGTTGCCCACAGGCAGAAGTTGCCGAGGCCAATAAATTTCGACCTTTACGACGCGCTCGGGCATCGAAGCGATTATGTGGGGACTATATGCCTCGGGCCGCAGCGCTTCTCGTTCCTTTTCCGGGCCGATTGGGTGATTCATGTCGATGTGCTGGTAGTGCCTATGGAGGCGTTCTATGCGGCCCTGCTGTACTTCACGGGGTCGCAGCTGTTCAATATTCGGCTTCGCGGATTAGCAAAAAAGAAGGGTTTCATTCTCAATCAATATGGGCTGATGCGGACGGGCCCCGATGGAAGCGTTGTGCATTACGCGCCCCAATCGGAAGAGGAAGTCTTCGAGAGGCTGGGAACACCTTGGCAGACGCCGTCGGCGCGGACTTAACTCTTTCCGCCCATAGACGACTTGAGGACGAAGATCAGGATAACGAAGACGATGAGCGCGACAAACACAAACGCAATCATAAGCATGCTCCTGAAGCCGAAGATATCTGTCAGGGCGGCTATATCGAGGCCCGAGGCCTCGGCATCTTGCTTATTCTCCTTCTCTATATCGGTCTCGTTTTTTTGCATTATCTCGGCGAGCTTCTCCGTCATGTGATCGGCGATGTTCTGGGACACTATCTCGAGGCTCAGATACTGGGAGAGGTTCTCGATCGTCACGTTGCCCAGGGCCGATAAGGAAGATATGTCGATCGTCTGGGCCCCCGTGACCTGCTGCATATCGTTCGTGAAGTCATTGTAAGTGTAGCTGTTCATGACCTCGTTCACATTCGTGTTGTGGATGGTCGTATCCGAAGTCGCCAAGGCATTGCCCCCGAAGAGCGCGGTCTTGACGTTCTGATCGTTGGTCTCGGCGACCTTAATTGCGTTCTCCATAATGTTGCGGAGAGTGTCCTTGTTGATCACGGATATAGCGCGGGAGAAGTCGATCTTCGCTACCTGCTTCTGCTTTATGTTGGATATCGTGAGGTCGCCGCCGGCGCTGATCCCCGAGATGTGTATGACCTGCGTCCCGGTGATTACACCTTGGCTAGCGCGGGCAATATTCGTGATGCTCGTATTGACAGTGCGCTGGACATTGGTATTGAACCCTGTGAGCGTGGTCTTGGTTTTCGCCCCTCCGAAGCCAAAGAAGTCGGCGAATCCCATCGGGTGATATGGATATATGTGGGATGAGAAGTTATGCGGCGGATGATATACGACCATGACGACAACATGTCAAATCAACCAGGAGGCGCTCAACCAGTGTAGCCGGGCCGTTACGGATCTACAGGAGGCCGTCAAGCGGCATCAGGAGCTGCAGGAACAATATACTCGCGATTACAATCAGTACATCATCAACCTGCAGCAATGGGAGAGCGGCCTAGCGCAGATTACGGCGCTGCGGGACAGCGGCTATCAATCGGCGCATGGGTTCGTGTTCGCGGCCGACGGGACCCACACCGACTGCTCGACCACATTGGGGGGATCGAAGATATGTTGCAAACACGTGAGCAACATTCGCCAGAGGTGTAAGGCATGCGGATATGGGGGCAACTGCACGAGATGCCTGGGCAGTACGGGGGTCGCTGGGGAAGAGCACTGCGCCGAGTTTCGGCGGTCGCCATACAGTCGGTTCCAGTGGGAATACAATACATGGATCCAGACGCATTCGCAGCCAAAGCCCCCGGTCGCCCCGCTGCCCGCGTCCTTTCCGTCGATCGTGTGCGCGACTTGCGTGCAGTGCGCCCAATTCGACAACTTGCGGGCGGGGCGCGATATCAATCTGGCCGAGAATGCTGTGAGTCTCCAGCAGAGTTGTGTCGCCAGCATGCAGCAGCAACTTACTGAGGAGGAGCGCGCGGCTGCCGAGGCGGCGGCCGCCAAGGCCGCGCAGGAGCAGGCGGCAGCAGCAGCCGCTGCCGAGGCCGCTGCGGCGAGGGCGGCACAGGAACAGGCGGCGCGGGAGCAGGCGGCGGCGAGGGCGGCACAGGAACAGGCGGCGCGGGAGCAGGCGGCGGCGAGGGCAGCGCAGGAACAGCCCGCAACGAGGGCGACACAGGAGCAGGAAACCGCCGATAGCCTTAAACGGGCAGATGAGATGCTCGTGAAGGACCGCGCGCGGATGGCCGCGGCGGCCGAAGCGCGCAAGAAGAGAATGATAATATTCTTCATCGTGCTGGTCGCCGTGATAGTCATCGGACTTATTGTTGGCGGGACTGTCTACTTCACCATGTATGCGGGAGAAGATATGTGGGAAAATTGATTCCCTGATGCTGATTCATTATTCAAGTAGAAATGACGGATATTGCTGCTAGTGAGGTGATAATCGACGGCGAAGAAGACGGCTTTTCCGGCGGATCGGGCCTTCATAGGCGCGAATTCTGGGACCTTAATTCGCCCCGGAGGCTAACTAAAGTCCCGTGGGTGGCCGATGAGCTGAAGATCGAGGCGGAGGAAATATACAGTATCTATGAGTACTGCTTTCTTCGCCAGTGGCTGACGGAATATAACGAAACCTTCGGCCCCGATGATTCCGTTGACCTTTCGGTCCTATTCGGTTCGGCGACGGACTGAGCGGGCCGCCGAGAGAGGGGAAGTGAGTGAACGGTTTTTTTCTTGCGGAAAAAAGATATCGGCGAACGGATGCGGCCCCTTATATCGGCGCCAGAACGATGTCGCGCACAATACTGTTCGTTAGCCCGCCCGGCGCCTTGACGGCCGCCATGAGCCGCGCGTACATGAGCGCCGGGAAGTCGGGCGCCCCCACAACCTCGCGGAATTCCGCAAGGGAGAGCCCCTTCTTGTAGACGTATTCGGCGACTTGCCTCACGCGATCCACTTCGGGCATTAGGCCCTCCTTGCCGCTCTTCATGAGGAAGTAGATTACGAGAACCGCAATTACCACGGCAATGGTGATTGTCCAGTTGATCTCCATCAGCATATATAGTCGCTCCGAAAATAAATCCCGGCTCTTTCGCGAGGCAAATATATGGACAACATTGTCATTACGAATTCGCTGGACGCGCCTGGGGCCGCTATTTACGCGCCCAGTATCATTGTCGACGATTCATTCCGCTTGGCTGCTAATCAGCAGGCGGCCGCGCTCGAGTTCGGCGCCGCGCATGCGGCGTCGCTGCCGGCGGCCCAGTTGGTCGCGAATTCGCTTGTTGTCCCGGGGTCATCCGGGATCGAGATAGGGGGCAGATCGCTGATGGAATATGCATCGGGCGCCGACCTTCTTGCTGCGGTGGATGCGCAGGGCGCGCCGGATCGGGCGGATCGCGTGGCCGCCGATCAGCTGTTATGCGGCCAAATCGTCGGCAATTGCGCTGTGCCCGCCAGCGGGCACGTTCGCTGCCTGTCGGCGAGAGCCGCGCGGGCCTTTCAATTCGCCCTTGCGCTGAGCGAAGCCGCTTGGCAAGGCGGTCTTTCTCCTGCGCCGCTGATGTATACCGCCGAGCTCGATACTTCGGATCCGCGCACTATACGATTTGCCGACGGCTCGGGGCCCAAGGGCGCCGCTGAGTGCGCTCCTGTAGGCGCGCCGGGCGCATCGGTCGCCATGGCGCCCTCTGGCGAGCTTGTCGCCCTGAACGATCCGGGAATTGGGCATAGAGTGTATCGGGTATCGGGCCTAGATGCCGGGGCACCGCTGCTCGCCGAGATCATGTTCTCCGCGGAGAGTGCCGAGGCCGTAGAGTGGACCGACGATTCCCTCCACTTGTTCGGCTTCGATGCGGCGGGCGACATGGCGTTCGTAACGGACATTGGGGCGGCAAGATGCCGTCTCCTACCGTAGAGAGAGGCCCTCAGCGCCTCGCAATCTTTTTTCTATCGGCGCCCATATAGCAGGAAAGGATCATGAGTTCACGTACGGCAATATTCGATCGGGTTGTAGCCAACTCGTGCGTCAGCGTCGGCAAAGTGCTTCGCTGCGGCAATAGCCCCGGTTCGTCGTCGATCAACATTGGGCCCGCGAAGATTACGGCGACTGGAAGTGCCCTTCAGATTCATGTGGGAACTGGGCCCACGCCCGCGCTGAGTATCGGGGCCGCAAGTGTGATCGTCGGGGGCAACCTTACCATCGGCAGCCGCACATTGTCGGCCGTCGCGACTTCGGCTGCCGATATAGGGGCGATGCCCCCGGCGACAACGGCGCCGACTACGGGGGCTGTCCAGGAGTACGTGGGCGCTATATGGCAATCGGGCATCGCCGCCGCGGCAACAATACGGGCGAATACGATCAGCGAATACACTGCGGGGCATGGAGTCGAATTCGCGAGCCCATTGTCCCTTTCCGGCGATGTATCTGTTGCCGGGCAGCTAACTCTCGTTCCGACCACGGTGACGACGGCCGCCGGCGTGCCGACAATCACACTTGCGGCGCCCTTGTGCGCGCTGTACCTCATTGATAACCGCCTCGGAGCGCAGTGCAGCATAATTCTTCCGGCCGATGGCTGTCAGGTCCCCGGACAAGTCGTGGAGTTCCGCCTGATGTATACGAGAGGGTGCGTTATCGATATTGTCTTTCCTCGCGGCATGGTTCGCTTGGGGGGCATTCGCCCGGCGACTCGCGTCGCGATGGGCCTGACCGCCGGGGAAGTAATGCGCCTCGACTCGGAAGAAAGCTCATTCTGCGCGTCGCGCGCCGGACCAGCGATCACCGACATGGAAATTGAGCCCAACGTTATGCAGGCAACGGACATCTCGGCGAACTTGTCGGGGAGCGCGATGATTCTGGGGAATGCCCTCGATGCCGACGGCATTGGCTGCGCCTTTGTCTACGAATTCGGCGAGCATCCCGGGGACCCGCCGATAATGAGCGGCAAGCTCGTCGGCCTCGGCGCGATTGGCGCTTCTATGCAGGGGTGTTCTGCGGCGATGATGCCGGGAGGCTCGCGGGCGGCGATTGCCGGAGATTGCGATGACAACATGCGCGGCGCCGTGTGGTTCTTCTCGCGCAGTGGGCTGGGGAGATGGGTCGCCGACGGGCCGAAGCTGACGCCGCCAGGGCCAGTCGCCGAGGGGACGCAGTTCGGCGCGGCGCTGGCCGCGATTAGCGACTCTCTTGTCGCCGTGGGCTCGATCGGCGAGGGAATGTGGCTCATCTCGAGGGAATCCGGATCCTGGCAGATCGGCGAGCATATTGCCGGCGCTCCAGGAACGTTCATTGGGGCCGCCGTCGCCGCGGGCAGCAACCTAGTGGCGATGAGCGACTACCAATCGGGGCGCGTATGGACCTACTCGACGGCAGGGACGCCAGCGGCGGCAGTAGGGGAATCGCCGACCGACTTGACCCCGCTTATCGGCATGCCGGCAACGAATATAGGCAGGTACATAGCGATCAGCTCCGATGGACTGATTCTAGCCGCCAGTATTGTCGCCGATAGTGCGCCTTTCTATGGAGTCGCCGTGTTCGAGAGAGTGCGGACTGGGCGCGTCTTGACTTGGGGACTCGTCGATATAGTCTGGATCACTGCGCCCGAACAAATCGCCGGCCACGCAGGGGCGGTTGTCGCGCTCAGCGAAGACGGGCGCGTTCTTGTAGCCAGCGTGAATTCGGCGCGCGGGGCCTATGTCTTCCAGAAGACGGGGTCGCGCATCTACTCTCTAGTATCGCAGATCAACGCGGCGCCCGATGGGGCGGCGTCAGCCGCCCTTGCGTTGGCCGCCAATGGGGCGCAAGGATATATGTGCGGCGGATCGGCGAGGCACGTTTACCCCATTTACTAAGTGGGAAAAAAGAGGGAGTCAGCCGACGATTCGCGGGCCGCGAATAAACGCACTCCGGGAATCCATCGGGGGAATAGCCACGGAATGACAGGCGCATAGTCCCGTTAACATGGGCATAAGAATGTGCATATCGTAAAGGTAAGTACAATCGACTCTGTATTCCTGATTTTCCGAATGGGCCGCCCATACCCATGGCCATTCGCCGCCGGGGGAATCAGACATGATGATTCGCGATTCATACGGCCCGCCTTGTCCGGTGTGCCTGTCTACGCGCAGCTTCTGATTCCAATGAGGCATCAGCGATACCGCCACGGCGAGCGGATCGCTTCCGTGAGCGAATATCATGCGCGAAAGATAGAGGCCGAAAGGCAGGTGAAGAAATGCGCTATTCTCCGTCAGTGATAGTTGCGGTCGGGTCCGGGGCGCGCAGGGGAGCATGTCCGCCCCCCAATACGGGTCGGTGATAATCGCGAACGCGACGTGATTGTCGACCATATAGTATTCGAACCCGTTCGCCGGGAACAGTTCGGTGAAGACGCGCATCTCCGCGGCGACCCTGGGTTCGGCGCCTCGCGGCCGGCGCCGGCGGGTCTCGGTGCGAATGTGATGGTACGATTCGATAATCATACTGTTCGGTTCGCGCGCTAGGGCGGCCAAATTCGCAGCCAGAGGAATAAGATTGGGGATTTCCCACGGCTTGCCCGCGACCGCGAACCGCAGCGGGCCCTCGAGCGCTTGTGCCCCAGACACACGGGACAATGCGTCTTTGATGCGCGGACTGCATCCGGGGGCCGCAACAAAGGGCAACCCCGTGGTCAGGAAGGCCTTGATGGTTCCCTCGATGCTCGGCGGGGTATCGGCGACATCCGGGCCGATGACCGCGCAGCCGCGGCGCATGGCGCGCACGAACTTGCCGAGACAATGGGCATTGTCTTCGCCGACACATGTATATGAGGCGACATCCAGCGCGTTCATGGGGATAGTATCCGCGGGCCCCGTATTGTAGACGGGAATCGAGCGGCGAGCCCAGGCGCCGCCTGGGGAGAATAGGAATGGCGGATAGAACACCTCGGCGAGGTGCGCTTCCGGGCGGAAATGCTTCAGCGCCTTGGCGAATATGCCGGACGGACCGGAGTCGCCCCCGAACGTTGTCAGAGTGTTAGCCGCAACCTCAATGACTTCGCGCCTGAGGCGCCTATCGGAAACGCAGGCGGCGAGAGCGGCAACATCACGCAGGAACATTGCCCTGCAGATTACGTCGCGAATCGGGCCGATGCGGAGAAGGTCAATGAGGGTGATAGACATGCCGATATCTTCACTTATGTGCTTCAATTTTGCTGGAGAACATATACGCAGCTCACTGGATGCGGAGGATTCATGCGCTATTTATATTCGTGGCGATCATTATTCTCGCGCTGTTGCTAATGCCGGCGATGTACGGATCGGTGGTGATGCCGATCGGGTTTCCGGCGCCTCTCGTCGGAGATGAACCGGGGGAGAGCGCCTTCCCGGAATTCATGGGGGGCGCCGAGGACGAGGGCGAATGGCCGCCGCCCAGTAGGCGCATGATTCACGTGTGATTATCGACCCGCATATCGACGGGCGATGGGGTTGGTGTCGGCGGAATGGCGAACATGACGGAGGGCGATGACGGAGGGACATATTGGCGGCCGCTCTCGTCGATTAGCTGCGCCAATGGGAATTGACGCCTGAAGTCGGCGAGGCGGCAGGCGGCCGACTCGGGAATCACAACGATCCGCAAGTTGGGCACGGCGCCCGCGTTGGCCCCCAGCAAGCCTGATCGCGCGATGTCGGGCACGCGAATGTGCGTGATTGTGCGCGGAAGATAGCGGGGAATAGTCGCGCCGTCGGCAATATAGAGGTGGGTTAGGTTGGCGCATCGGGCAATCACGTGATGGCTGTTTCCCTTATTCGCCAGGCGCGCCTTGCTGGAGCAAACGGCGCGCAGATGCTTCTTCGAGCACCACCGGACTTGATCGCCGTCTGCGGGCGGCTCGCGGCCCACGAAGTAGACATAATCCGGCATAATGTATGCGGCCCGTGCCGATTGGACATCTATTACGTTGTCGGCCCGCGGAATCGGCGCGTCGATGGTGTAGTAGATGAAGTCGATCGTGTCGCGAATTGCCTGGTTTTCCCTTTCGAGCGAGGCGATTCGCTCCTCGAGGCTGGTAATCCGCGCCGCTATGGTCCTGGATACGGGCGCGTCTCCGGGGCGGGGAATGAGCGGAATGTCAACTTGGTCGACCTGGGGGCCGCGAATCACTGATATCACTAGGCGCGGATGGCGCTCGCCGGGGGGAATGGCGACTTGTACCGCCGACGTGATCTGCGGAATCGGCGGCGAGATTCGGCCTCGACTGCTTTCGTAGCGGATTCGCGAGCCGTCGGTAATGGGCATTGGGCGCGGACATTCGGCGGCCAGCTCGGCGAACACGCGGGCGAGTACCTCGGCGCTGTTGATGATCGGGTGGGTGGCGAGGTCGACTCGAGCGACAGTGCCTATCCATGAGCGAGCCGGATCGCTCAGGGCGTGAACATTGAAGCGGATTTCGTCGGCGGCGCATTCCTGTTCGACAAAGAAGGAGTCGACGATCATCGCGACTTAAAGTATATATATCCGAGTATACAGACGGCACATGGAATCCGCGGTCGAAATCGAGATCCAGAGGCGCCTGGACGGCGTCGATGTGTGGAAGATGCTCGAGGCCATTAAGAACGGCAGTGAGTGCGCGAGGGGTGCCCAGAAGTGCAGCGCGCCGCTATGTCCCCTTTGCCTTGCCTTCGACAAACTGATACGGAAACATAGCTGCTTCTCGGCGAGCGGTTCACATGCGGTGATTGACTACCTCGCGAACAACCTCGCGGCCCCGCTGATTGGGCTTTTCATGCAGTCTACGGAGTGGCTGGAACCCTGTAATTCCATTCAGCCCGGCGACTATCTCATTAGCTTCCCGATTACATTCAGCACCAATGAGGCGAATTCGCTGGTGCCGACGCGCAGCTGCTCGGTCTATCGGAACCCTTTCCGCGTTGTTCGCGCGGACAGCATTGTTGAGCGGGTCGGTTTACCCAGCGATTTCGTTCGCGGATTGAAGCCCTTCTACGAGACGAAATCCCATGCGCGGCTCTTCCTGCAGGATGAGCTCCTCGACAAGATTAAGCCGCTGTTCGCGGCCCTACGCGGCATTGCCGATCTGTATGGCGATGCTGGGATGGGGAACATAACATTAAGGGATATGGCGGCCCTAGGAAAGCACATTATGCGCGCGAGCCCATAAGGTGGGGAATCGGAGACTGGACCCTTGTTTTTTCCCCTGGGGAAGCAAATTGAAATCGCGCGGAATCATTATAAGAGAAGAGACTGAATGGATCGTCAGGGATCGATACAGTTGATTACTGGGCCGATGTTCTCCGGGAAATGCCTGGCCGGCGATACGCCGGTGCTGATGGCGAATGGCGACTTGCGGCCCGCCGAGGATATCGCCGAGGGAGATCTGCTGTTGGCCCCAGCGACCGGCGGCACATGCGGTGGGCGCCCATGGTCGACTGTTGTCGGCGTGTCGTGGGGATTGGGTGGGCTGTGGCGCGTATCCTTCTCCAGGGGGGCGCCTCTGATAGTCAGCGAGGACCACCTAGTTCCGGCGACTGTTATCACGCAGGCGGGAATGCCCTATCTGGCCAATTGGGGCCTCCGGGCGCTGCAGTCCAAGCTTCAGCGGCCCGACGTCCTCTGTATCGAGGCGGTCGCCGATGGCGGCGGAGAGGATGAGACGCCGTTGATAACGGCCGTAGAGCCGATAGGTTGCGGCATACATTACGGGTTGAGCATCGATTCGCCCGATAAGTGGATGATCGTTGGTAAGGGAATCGTGACGCACAATTCCTCGGCGCTGGTCGCGGCGGTAGAGAGGCACAATATTGCGGGGAAGAAGTGCGTGATTATTCGGCACGCGATTGACGTGCGCTTCGAGCAGCCGGCCGCCGACTTACCGCCGATCATGACGCACAGGGGCGATTCTGTGAGGGGCGCTATTCGCGTTGTTGCGGCGATCGACTTGGATGATCTGCATGTGGATGCGCTTGTTGCCGACGCGGATGTAGTGGGCATCGACGAGATCCAGTTCTTCGAGCGCGCGGATGAGACGATCGCGATCATCGATGGATGGGCGCGGAAGGGGCGGATGGTGATCTGCGCGGGCCTCGACGGCGATTATGCGAGGCGCGCATTCGCCTACATGTCCCGGTTGGCGCCCCTGTGTGATCGGATCACGAAGCTCGTCGCCGTATGCATGCGGTGCGGGGCCGATGCTCCGTTCACGGCGCGGAACTCGGCGGAGATAGGAGACCGCGTGGGAGGGAAGGATAAGTACAGCGCGCTGTGCAGGAGGTGCTATGCGCAGTTCGCGCTGTGATTCTTTTTTGTTCGTGGGCGGTATATAATGGCGACATTCTGGCATGGGTCGGCGGCGAATATACGCGGCGGGACGCTTGTACCTTCGCCGGGGAAGCACGGCGCCTATGTATGGGCGGCGAAGTCGCGGGGGAGCGCGCTGCTGTTCGCGAGGAAGAAGACGAGTGGCTATGCGTCGATGATGTGGGGCGCTGGAGGTCAGGCGATTGTGATTGAGCAGTTCGAGGGCGACCTCGAGGCGAGATATGATCATGTGGGCTACTTGTACAGGATCGCGGATTCGGCGAAGTGCTTCACGAAGCGGCCTTGGCTAACATTCGCGGGGGAATATGTGTGTGATAGGCCGGTCGAGTACGTGGAGAAGGTGCGGGTTCCCAATGTGCTCGATGCCCTGAGTGAAGAGGGAGTCGCCGTGATCCGCTACAAGCGCGTTAGGCGAGTCATGATATCTTTGCTGGATGATAGTGCCGCAACAGACATCCCGAGGTACCAAAGCGCCGATCGCGACCGCGAGGCACGGAGCAGCCCGGCGAACGCGGCCAACGGCGTGCTGTTCGAGGGGGCGAACGAGATGTACTCGACTCTCGAGCAGGCTGCGCTTTCCTTCATTATAGGAGGGATGATCACTGCGGTTATCGATCGGGATTCGGTTGTCATGGTGTCGCATTTGCCCAGGCGCACGTGGGCGGGGGCGGCGCGGGCAGTGGTTGTTAACGCTCGAGAGCGGGGCACGAGCCGGCGCATTCGGCACAACATATATGAGCTCGAGGGTCGCGGGCGAGTGGTTCGCCGGATCAACCTTACGCGGGGCCAAGTGCTCGGCATATTGGGGCGCATCGAGTTCGTTGAGCCGAAGATCGTCGCCGAGGACATATAAAAAAGAAAGCGCTGGATGCGCTCAGCGCCTCATCGTGCTGAGCCACGTTCCGTTCAGCTCGGCGCCGGGGCCCGACAGCACGAGCAGCCGCAGGTTGGGCGCTGGGCGCACGTGCCTGGTGAGGCACGTAAACCGAGCGGCCGAGGCCTCGGGAACGATAACGGCGTCGACACGGGGCCCGCACTGACTGCGGCCGATGGCGATCGGATCGTCGACCACACTCTCGACTTGCGTGACGGGACGGCCACGCAGAGTTGAGGAGGTCAAGATGATCGGGATCGGGGCGGCCAAGATCTCCTTGTCGAGAGGGGTCAGGGGGTGAACCTGGCGGTCGAGAAGGAGCTTGTGGAGACGAAGATCGAGGCCGTAGTTGACGATCAGCGTGTCGATGGTCTCCCTGCTGATCACTTCCTGGCCGGAATGGCCAGTCGCCCTGGTCAGGAGAAGGCCGGCTACCGACAGGGCGTCGAGGTGGTCGACGCGGGTGGTGCGCGGCTGGCCGGGCGGAAGCGGAAGCAAGTCGCGGGCCGCCGCGGCCCCCTCGTAGACCTGCCTAGCGGCGTCGGGGCCGGCGCCGAGGGCCCGAAGGCGCTCAACTTCCGGCACAGGGTCGCTCCAGTACGCGAGGGCCTCAACGAAGTCGAGAGTGTTCATAACCTTGGCGACGAGGTCCACTGCGAATTTGGCCGTCGTGTCGACGGAGGCAGGGATCTCGTGGGCCGGATCGAACTGGAGAACGCGCATCATGCCGTACGACATGGCGAACGCGCGGGCGATCTTGCGATCGTAGTTGCGGCCCTCCATATCGGTCGGCGAGAGCGCGTCGGCGAGGACCCACTTGAAAGTCTCCTCCTGGCTGTAGGGCGCCGCTCCGTTGTTCGCGTAGATCGCATTCTGGGAGAGGAAGCCCTTGGGCGATCCGGAAATACTGCGGCGATTCACTCCGAGCGGGCTAGTAATTCCTGGATCTACAGTCTCCATCATCGGCACGAAGCCGCGACGAATCTGCTCGGCCTTCGAAAGGAGAACATGGGAATCGTTCGGTCCGCGATAGTAGGAAAGGAACACAGAAGTGTTCGTTCCACGGGACCAAATCGGTTGATATTTGTTCTTGAATGCCTTGAAGACGTCCATAAGTTGTTTGATGATAAATACCAGGAAATAATCACTTTTCAACATCTTCGGCTCTGTACATATGCGTGATGATAGAAGCTGTTAACGCCGCCGTTCAGGACTGCCTGGAGAAGCTGCCTATATGGCGGCTGCCCGCCCGAACGGAGGACCTCTTCATTTGCCGCCGACATGACGGCGCGCGGCCAACGGCTGGATGTGAGGTGTGCGCGGCCTACAACTATGTGGTACGCGGCATCGGCAATCCGTTCGTGACTGTACATACGCGGCGCATTATTGACCCGATTATGGAGGGAGTCGACGCGGCGAAGCCGAGCTGGCTGCGGCCGGCGCTGGATGTGCTTCAGGGGGACGTGTATGTGGTGGAGCCGCTGGTCGTCACGAGGCCGCCATTCGGGGGCGCGAGTGCACGGCTGACTCGCCAAAGAGTCGACTTCTTCAGTATCGGCGATCTGCGCCGAAGTAGCCCGCTTTACGACGCGTATCCGGAGCTAATTGCGAGCATTGTGGAAGCGGGGCCGCAGCTGACGGGGATGTCGTGCTGCTTATATATGGCGACTACGGCTGTCGCGAAAGTGCGCTCAGCAGAGCGCCTGATTCGCGGGGAGCCTTGAAAATTGATTATTTTTTCGGTTAGCATTCTAAGATGTCGGAAGAAGTAATAAGTTTTGATACGCTTCGGGACGAGGAGGAGATATCCGAAGAGGATATGGTACTATACGAGATGTCCTACGACGATGAGCCTGACGAGAGCGAAGGAGAGGGCGAGAGCGAGAGTGAAGGCGAGGACGGAGCCGAGGACGAGGACGGAGCCGAGGACGAGGGCGAGGCCGAGGGCGAGGAAGAGGAGGAGCCCGTGGCGTCCGGAGAGTTCGGGTGCGCTGAGGAGGCCGGGGCGAGCGACGAGGAAGACGATGAGATCGCGTACACGATCTGATCGGCTCGCGGAGTGCTGTTTTTTCCGATCGGAAAAGTGAATTCGCCCCGTCTAATCATATCAAAATAATATGTCAGATACTAACGATTACATCATTTACCATCCAACACCCAAGAAAGCGCTGGAACACACTTGCTTCAGGGAGGAGCTGCGCCAGGACTCGTCGGACTCGTCGGACTCCGATTGGGAAGTCGAGAGGCAGCCCAAGAACAGCAGCGGACCAATGACCTTCTTTCCGACAGCGGTCGTGAGGAAAGCCCTGGCCAAGCGCGCGGAGGAGGAGAAGAAGGAGAAGGAGAACGGCGCATACCTCATGGTCGTGTTCGGTTCCGAATAATACGCTTTCCCGCGAGGGAAGGTGTATTAGGCGGGATCGGACTCGATTAAGAGGGAAGTGCGGAGGTCCATTCCGGGGCGAGGGAGGTAGTGTGAGGAGAGTTGAAGGCCCCGAGGGGTCTTCGGCCTCTTTTTTGGCCGGAAAAATTGAATGGGGGCGCGTCGAATAATCAACATCATGCAGACTAGTGAATCCCGCGAGGTAGCAATTTGCAATCTGATGAACGCTTTCGGCGGCCATACTGGCACGCTGTACGCAATCCCCCTCTACGAGATGATGATTCGCCGGCAACTGAAGCACAAACTGTTCTTCAGCTATTGTAGGCGGTTCATTGAGCGCGTGCCGGCGGAGAGCGGTAATCATAGGCTTTTCATTCTCGGGTCCATGACCCCTGCCGATGTCAATCACCTTATGGGGATCGACGTAATCTCGCGCGCTGATAGTCTCGACTCGGAGATGAAGGCGAGGAAATACTTGACGAAATTCCGCATGAATCTGCTGGACCCCGGCGTATCGGAGTCGCTGTTGTGCATGAAGCCGTCAGAAGGGCAACTAAGGGACTTGCTCCCGAATTCAGCCGTTATTAGCCGGATGAGCGATATCGCCAGCCTTATTCCGCACATTGATCTACCGAGGCCCCTCGAGCGCGTGATTCCGACTCCGGAGGAGTTCGAGAAGCGCCTCGTGGATTTCGTTGGGTCCGAGACGCTGGCCGCCATTCGCGGGCTGAAGTTCCGTAATTATGTGATTGCCGGCGGCTCGATATCGAGGATACTCGATGTTCAGCAGGGGCCGATTCACTGGGAGGCAAGCGATATCGATATCTTTACATATGGGACGCACGATCAGCAGCGGAAGACAATCGGCGAGTTATGTGAAGTCCTCGGCAAGGGCGCGCTGTTCGCTGTCCGCGGCTCCGTGATCACTGTATATCGCCGGAATAGCAGGAAGATCCAGATTGTCTCGTCGGCGTACTTATCGCCCGACGAGATAATCGCCAACTTCGACCTCTCGGCGGTTATGGTGTACATGGACGCGCACGGCGTCTGGGCGAATCCCTACTATGTGCGCACGATATCGACGAGGATCGCCAAGGCGATGACGCACGGCAGCACTAACTTCCAGATGCGCGTCGCCAAGCTGGCTGCCCTCGGCTATTCGTTCGGGCGCCGCGGCACGAAGCTGCTGCCTTCCGGGAACTGGATGACCCATGCCTTCCTGCGTAGTTCGCTTCCGATCGATATTAAGGGGCACCATAGCGATATGTACATCATGGCCGCGGCCTGCGTGATCGACAACCATACGGCGCCGCTAATTAGCGTGCCGGCTCAGGCGGCGGGACAGATAGTCCTCGGAATGAAGATCAGCGCCTATGGGGAGAGCGATCCAGGCTGCATTTCCTGGGCCTCGATGTCGAGGCCCGTTGTGCCGGTTAATCCGGGGTGCCTGTTCCTGATCCGCGTGGTAAATCACGTCATTTCCCTGCATCTGCGCGATATCCGCGTGGTAAGTCAGGAGCCGATATGTTCCGCCTGGAGCCTGCGTCTGGTGCGCGTTGTTGGCCGCGGTAATCCGGCGGTCATCAGCGAGCTCAGGAGGGGCATGGATGTGATGATCGGCATTCTCGCGGCCAACTACGGTGTGCGCGCGAAGACGCAGGACCGCGAGGGCGGCGAGATGGACCTGCTTGTAGTCTCTGGCGGAATGCCCGCCGTTAACTTCCCGGTTGCCCAGGAGGCGATCGCTGGCTGCCTGATAGATGTCAGTGTGAACGTCGGGATCGTCAAGATGCATCAGGGCGATGAGGCCCTGGAGCTTGTCCTTGCCGTTAGGAAATTCCTGCGGTGCATAACTCCGGAAGGAAAAAATATGTGTCAGCACTGATGGAGGGAGAGGATCGGGGCGAATTATTTTTTCTCGCCGATCTGGGAGAGCCAGCATAACATGTCGATCGCCAAGTCCTCGTCCTCGCTTTCCCAATCAGGAAAGCACCAGGGCGCCGATAGGAGCCAGGCAATGTGGCCCTGATCGAGGTCGGAATCGGCGAATAGCGCGGCCAAGCGCGACGTGAACCATGTGCCGGGAGCATATGGGGCCGGCTCGCCGAGGCGCGAGATGAAGGCGGCCGACGATATCCGGCGCTCGGGATCGCGATGAAGGCAGCGATCGGTTATGGTGCGGATCAAGTCGTCCTCTTCGGGATCCGGCATATCGGCGACTATCGAGCGGCCGAGCGCGTACATGTCGGAGGCGCGGGTTATCGAGTCTGGGATCTCCGGGGCCATATGGCCAGGCGTGCCGTGGATGCCCGATGCGCGGGTGCCGTAGAAGGAGTGGCCAAAGTCAGTGAGGAGCACCGAACGAGATATGCCATTGTTATTGCGCACCACATAATTGGCGATCTTGATGTCGCCGTGCACTATTCCAATACTATGCAGAAGAGCGACTGGGCGGCTTACTTGCCTGATTAGCTCGCGGGTGCACTTCATCGGCTCGAGTTGCCGCGACATGTAGTCGTGGATATCCCCCGTGTAGCGCTCGTAAGTCAATGTGCACATGCAGTTGGTGTCGTCGACGGCGATGCCGATGAGCCGCGCGAAGTAGTCGCGCCAGTAGCTGAGGACAAGGGAGAATGTCGCCTCGCGGGCAGCGCAGATTATGCGGGTGGCGTCATTGAGGGGCAGATGCTTCTCGAAGACTTGACTCATGGTTAGGGGAGGGAAACGGGGGATTATTAATGTACCGCTGGGCGACTTCAACTTTCCAGAAATTTGAAGTGCTCGATCCGAATCTATATCGAGAGTGGTATGTCGAACAAGCATATGAATAAGGCGGCGACATGCTGCATCTGTCTGCTGAATAAGAGTGAGTGCGAGACGATGAATCTGCTGTATCCGTACAAGATTCGCGTGGCGCATCTGGGGCCGATAGCCCGGCACACATCGGTGTGCGCGCATATCGAGTGTATGGCCAATCAAGTCGCGCTTCGGTACATAACCCTTGTTCACGGCGTCACGGCGGGGGACAAGAAGGGGTTCACGGAGGCGGAGGCCGAGATCAAGGCGATTCGCGCCAAGCACTTCACTTTCCATGGGTGCCACTTCGTGACGGGCGGCGACGGGGATCGGCAGGCGATAGTAAGGATGTTGCGGCGCAGTCTGATGGCGTGCACGACGGATCAGGAGAAGAGCTTATTGCCGGCGATCGCGAGCTGCTTCTTCAAGCCGTCGTTCTGGCTCGACACTGCGGGCACGCCGGCACGCGGCGAATTCCAGGCGAAGTGCGGGAAGATGATGCTGAAGCACATCGAGGATCTATTCGCGACTCCGGCTATGTGGGCGAGGAAGGGAAGCAGGCGCGTGATGTGCGGCGAGCTTATGGGGCTGTTCAGGGATCCGGCGCCCATTTCGTTCGCCGGAGCGCCCCCGGAGACTATGCGCGCCTTTGCGGATATGGTCGTGCCCGAGGGCGGCGAGGCGCCGCGGCGCTGGTCGCGGAGGTCGCGGGGGTCCCGGGGGTCGCGGGGGTCCCGCTCGAGCTTCACCGAGGAAGACGCGGTATAGAGCGGCACTTTTTTATATGCCGAGTGGGCCCACGGCGAGCCGGGCAGCGCGCAGGCCGCAGTAGACTGATACGCTGTAGAAGATGAATAGTACGCTGTAGCCGGCGATCGGGCGGGTCATGGCCAGGGGCTCGAGGGCGGCGCCGTTGATTGGGAGCGCATGGAAGAGGAACATAAACGCACAGATTATGACGACATACCACCAGATATTCGCCATGCTTGCGGGAGAGATATGGGCGGCTATATATTCGCCGATATGGGAAATTGCTGTGGGGGCGTTGAGCGCCGGCAGCGGCGCATCTACAAGGCGCGGAAAGAGCTGAGTTTCGTGGGCTCCGTGAATGCGGGCGAAACGAAGGCGTGTGAGGCGAAGAACTTTACTTACGAGGAGGTGTGGCGCCTTATCCACGAGCAGATGCCGCTGCGCGGGGGCGCAGACACAAGCATTGTGCTTTCCGATAAGATATACAGCACATACAGCGAAAAAATAATAAACCATTTCCTTGAGGTGCAGACCCTGCGCGCGAATGTCTATCGCGAGGAGCGCTTCGATTGTGATGACTTTTCGGTCGTTCTTGCGGGGCAAGCGCGGAAATGGCACGCGACACTGCGCTTCAGCGGGGCGACCGACGGGGGAACAACTTTGGGAATTGCGCATGGGCGCATATGTGGGGGCGGAATAGCGCATGCCTTCAACTTCTGGATCGGGCCGGAGGGGCGGATCATTTACATTGAACCGCAGACTTGCCGGCGGCTCGATCTGGGGGTGGGGGCTGAGATTTGGTTTGTGTATCTGTAATGGGCGCTATCTTCTGCTGGAGCGCCTTGGCGTGCCGAACCGAATTGAGGTGGGCCCGCGCGCGAGAGGGGCGCACAACGGCCCCGCAGATCTGGCAAGTCGCGTCGACCTGATCGCCGCTCAGCGACATACAATCCGGCAGTGGGGGCGCCTTTTTTGTTGCCCGCGAGATATCGGCGAACTGATCGGGGCCGGCGGCGTGGGTAGGCGCGCCGTGGGCGATGCGCGATATGCTGTCGGCGCGCTCGATGGTTAGATTCGCCTGGATGGCTGTCTGGAGAATGTCGATGTGGGAAATAATGAGCATGAAGTCGAGGCCCTGGGCGAGCTCGGGGAGATAGTCGCAGATCTTCGTGATATTCGGGCCGTCGAGGCAGCCGAACCCCTCGTCGATGATCATGAACTGAGGCATTGGCCGAATCGCCGCCCGGAGGAACGCGCGGCGCATGGCGATGTTCAGGGCGAATCTCTGGAACCCGCTACATAACTCGGCGTCGTGCTCTACTGTGCCGGCCCGCACTAGGGCCCGGAGATTCTGGCTCCCGAAGTGGAGCGATAGGCCGGCGACCGGCTCGAGAATATAGTTGGTTTGCGTTTCGATGAGGTTGAGTGCCCGAGTGAACAGGTCCGCCTGGAGGCCCGACTTCGCGTCGAGAGTTTCCTGGTAGAGCTCGTGAATGTCTATGTTCCGGGCGAGAACGTCCATGTCGGCGCGGATTGAGCGCGCGCGATCGAGCTGGGCGAGGGCGGTCATCATTGTGCTGCAGATTCCCGAGAACTTGAGCACTTGTTCCGTGTATTCGGCGCGCCTCTTCTGGGATGCGCCGAGAAGCGCTTTGTAGGCGGTGTATTTCCTTATCGCTTCCTCGAGCGTCGGGCGCTTGGAGGTCAAGTCATCGAGCTCGATTTGCGCGGTGGCTATTTCCTTGAGCACGCGGGTCGCTTCTTCACTGAGGCGCAGGGAGTTTGCCTGGCGCTCACAGGCTTCGTAATGGGCCGATAGGCGATTCTGGAGGCGCACGACTTCATCATGGGCGCTATGGGCGGCTCTAATGGCGTCGATGTTCTGGGCGAGATAGGCGAAGCGGTCGACTGCGGCCTGGAGCTGTTCGATTGTTGTCTTGGGCGCCTTGGCCGGAAGGGAAGCGAGCTGCTCGCGGGCGCTGGCCGCGCGGGCGAGCTGCGGCTCAAGTTCGGCGAGCTGCGCGCGAGTGGTGGCCGCGCTAATGGCCCGCTTACAGTCGGCGATGCGCGCCTTGATGGAGGAGTTCACGGCGATCTTCGAATGGTTCTCCCGGCAATAAAGATAGGCCGCATATTTGCGGCGCGCATCGTTCGGGACAAATCCGCTCGGAATGGTGCATTGCGTTCGGCGGCGCTCGATCTCTATGGCGCAGTGGGCGGCGCTGATGGGCGTGCCTGATACCGGGGGTTCATTGAGCCCGAGAGCAATCTTGTTATTCTCGCAGGCGGGGCAATCGTCCTCGAAGATGAGCTTTGGCGCGAGGTAGGTAGTGGCGACGCGAATACAAGCGCGGTAGTAGTTGACCTCGAGGTCGGCCGGCGACATGGCCGAGACGCGCTGGTCGACGAGCGTGCTCGCGAGGGCGTTCTGCTCGAAGGCATTGATTTGCCGGCGGAGTTGCTCGACGTCGTCGGGGGATGGGCGCTCGATACAGGATGCGGGCAGTAAGGGGTCGAATTGGGCCTCAAGTGATCGGTAGTCGGCCTCGAGTTCCTCGAGCGACTTGACGGCGCTGGTGTCGGCATTGGTGCCGACGGCGATGATCAGGTCGCGGCGCAGGGCGGCGGCCTTGGCCTCGATGGGGGCAAGAGAGGCGATCTCCGCGGCCAAGGCGTGGCGCATCTTTTCCGTTGTTAGGGCGCGCTCGGCATCGGCAAGGTCGCTGACGATTGTGGATGTGTTCGCGGCCATCAATATGGGATTACAGCGCGCTGATAGCTCGGTAATCCTGGCGCGAGTGGCGTCAATGTCGGCAGAAGAGAGAATCGCCGCGTCGCGCTTCTGATTGGGCTCGTTGGCGGCCGTGATGCTGCGGAGGCGATCGTTGGCCGCTGCGATCTTCGCCTTGAGGGAGTTGATTCGCGCGTCGATCGAGGCGACCGAGTCGAAGGGCGGTTTATCGGCGGGTATGATTGTCGCGTCGAAGGCGTCCATGGCCTTCTTGGCGTCGTTAATGCGGGCTTCGGCGGCCCTGGCCCGCTTGCGGAGTTCGTCGGCGTGATCCTCATCGACGCCAACATCCGTGCGGATCTTGACTAGCTGCTCGGCAAGAGTGCGCAGTTTGATTCGGGCGTCTCTGGCGGCATTCGCCGACGCGGAGTTGGCCGCATCAAGCACATCGAAGCCGAGGAGGCGCGCGATGGCCGCTCTGCGGCGCGATTCCGTGAGCGAGATGAAGTCGCCGGGGCCGTGCTGGGATATCAGCACGGCCGCCGAGAAGTCTTCGGGGGTGCCGACGACTTCCGATATGGAAGCGTAGGTCGCGGGCAGCGTTTCCGCTGTCTTGTTGGCCCCGTTGATGAGGTAGCGGATATGAAGTTGCTTTCCTGAAGAGTCCCATTTGCGGATCACTTCATGGGTTGATGCCCTGGTCGAGCCCGGGGCCGCAGCGAGCCAGACAACGTGGAGATGTGCCTCTTTGGCGCCGCGGCGCACTATGGACTTGCAGTTGCCCCGTAGGGAGTCGTTAAAGAGGCCCAGCATCAAGATATCGATGATTGCGCTCTTTCCGTGCCGGTTGTGGGCGAGTATGCCCGTAATGGAACTGATCTCGGCGAAGTTGATGTGGTTGTCGCCTCCATAACAGAAGATATCCGACCATTCGAGATAGGCCAGGCGCCACCTTGCGCCTCCAGCGCGGTTCGCGGGGAGCGCCGCAATGATGTTCTTGTGGAGTTCGAGCACGGCATCGATCTTGGGGCGCTGAATATCCGGGGAGATCGTGCGGAGCTTGTCCTCGATGAGCGAGTGGTGCACATTGATCGCGCCGGGGGCGCCTGCGGTGGCGGGGCCGGAGAAGAAGTCGTCGGCGACCATTTCGTTGGGGAGCGAGAGTTCGGGCTCTACGGGCGCGTGGTCGGCGTGTTGGCTGCGGGCCTTGATACGGGAAAGGAGGTGGATGACGGCGGGATTGCTGGCGCGAAGTGGGGGCTTGACGACGATGGCGACTCTGGTGCTGGGGGGAACCAGATCTTCCGGGCCGTTCACGTAGGCGGCCGGCTCGTTGGTGCCTGGGGGCGCCCTGATGATCCACTTGACCATGGCGCCCGGGACTGTGATGGGGACGAACTCGTGGTGGGGGGCGTTGGGCCTCGGGAAGCGCCACCTTACGAAGCCCTTATGGAAGGTCTCGCCGATCGTCAGTTGTATCAGGGAGCCGCTGTAGACGGCCTTACGGGCGCCGCTAATTGGGATGGTTTGGTAATCGTGGATGTGGCCGAGAAGCGCAGCGTCGAAGGGGGCGAGTAGCTTCGTCGGGATGCATTCCTTCTCGGCGGGAGAGCGGCCAATGTAGTCGTGGGCGATCGCGATTAGCGGCGTGTTTGTCAATGTGGGGGATGTGGGAGGCGGCGGGACTTCGGCGGGATATTTGTCGAGGGGCGAGAGGACGAAGAAGCGGGCCTGAATGCTCGGGATTGTCCGCCAGCCGCTTCGAGGGAAGTAGAATAAGTTGGCCGGGGGCTTCTCGAGGAGCGGGGAAAGCAGATCTAGGCGGTCCGGGTTGTTGAGGTTCGCGTCGTGATTGCCGGGAATAATTATCAGGGCGGCGACGACCGGGGACATGGCCTCGACGAAGCGGTTGAAGTCCTCGATATTCTCGGCGGTAAGGCGCACTTTGTAATGGAAGATGTCGCCCGCGATCACCATGACCTTTGGGCCGCCGGTATCGGCGCGGATGATCTCGCGCAGGCGGTCGGTGGCGCACTTGAGGCGCGCGCGATCTGTGTCGCGAATATGCAGGTCGGCAAGATGGTAGATTGTCAGTTGATTCATACTACTATTAGGGAGATCGGGGGAGCTTAAAAAAAGGTGATTTGTGCGTCGTGGCGCATCATGCGGTGGTCATAACGTCCCGCATGCGAGTATCGAACTCGACGGAGTTGATCTTGATCTTGCCTAAGGTTGTGTACCATGCCGGAAGACCATATATAGGGGATAGCTGATCCGCCGATGTGTCGAGGCAGTTTCCGCGGATACACACGAGATCGCCGTCAACGGAGGCCGCGGCGCCTCCGGCGCCATAGCCATAGTATTCGCTGAGGGTCGTTTCGCCTGTGGCGCCGGGCCAGAACGAGTCGATGACGGCGAATCGGCAGTGGAAAACGACAACAAGAATAATCAGTACGGCGAGAAGCGCGACTGCTAGTTTGGCCCACATGCTATATAGGGCGGCACGGAATGCATATTTTTTCTGGGCATTTGTGGGGTCTCAATATAGCCGGATGGATAAGCACAAGATGCTGTTCGTGGTTGTGATCATGGCGATTGTCATTATGGTGATCGTGCTTGTGGGGCTGTATCGGCGGGGTAAAGAGCCGTTCCGCCTATGGGATTGGGCGCGCGGGTCGAAGGGGGGGCGTGATGCTTACGGGATTGAAGGCCGATATGGTGAAGGCCGCGGCCCAGGAGGCGGCCGGCTGGGGAATGGATAAGTTGCTGGTCGGCACGACTTTGTATAAGGTTAATGCGTCGGCGGATCCGCGGGTGAATACGGTGTTCCGCATGCGCACGTCGTCGAATGGGCGAATTAAGGTGAGGGTCCACCAGAACGGGGCGATTCAGTGGGTTAATGGGACGCCGGCTGGGTGGGCGAAGCTGGTGTCGGCGCGCTTCTTCAAGGACCCAACCGTGGGGGATCAGCAGACCGATCGCGGGTACATTATACTTGTTGATAAGGCGGGCGCTATTCTCGGCAAGTTGGCCGCGGGCGACAAGGGAGGCGTGCGGCTGATTGATTTGCTTGATACTGATCCGCGGTCCGTGTTCGTGTTGGCGCCGATTGCCGATCCCGTGGCGACCATCATCAGGCGTTAAGGGGGAGGAAGAGGAGGCAGAGGAGGAAGAGGAGGAAGAGGAGGAAGAGAGGAATATGGAAAAAATATGAGCATGGGGGGCCGCGCGGATTACTGCCGGAATACCTGGGCGATAACGGCGCATGTGCAGGCGATAATCGCCGATAATATGATCACGGCAGTGCAGATTGCCTTTTTTGTTGCCGGTTCATCCGCGCCATCGGCTTCGGTGTCGGCCTCGCTCTCAGTATCGTTCTGCGCTTCCTCGGGGTCGGATGTCGGCTGTTCGTCTTCCTCATGGGTATCGGCGGACGTATCGTCTGTGGGGGCACTCATGTCCGTATAGTTGCTGTTGAGGAAGCTTGAGATCGCGCATTAGCTCAGGCCGTAGACGCGGCTCGTTAACTCTCGCCGATGGTCGCGGTCATGACAGCGCATGTAAATGGCGGCCATTAGGTCGCCGAATATGATCCAGAGGGATGGGCTACAATCGACGGCGAGCGCCATAGTCAGCCAGCGGCTCAGTGATCCGCGGGTGATCCAAGTGGTACTCTCCTTCTTGAGGAAGGCCAACACGTCTATCGACGCTGGGCTACTTGATCGGCCGAGGATTGTTGACTTGATCCACGCGCGGTCTATTACTTCCCGTAGCGCTTTGATGACGCGCATGGAGTGTATGCCGGTTTGGTTTAGGGCGAGCCAGTTGAGGACCTCCTGGGCGGCGACTATATGCAGATTCCGCCTCTGAAAGGCGTCGATCGCCGATGGCGGGGGCTCGGGTGGCGGATTTTCGAAGGCGCAAAGGGCGATTGTGCTCGATCTATCTCTACCATTCATCGCGCGTATAATATAGCTGGGGGAGAAGATGAGCGCGAGATATCCGACGCCGGATGTTTATGATCCGGATTGCGCACTGGACATGGATGATGGCGTGTCGAGAGAGAAGTAGATAGCTTGCCGGGCGAGATATTCAGTCGGCGGATTGGTGGTCAGCATTATTGTGGTGCTCGTGTTTATCATTGTGGCGTGGGTCGCGTGCAGCGGGTGGACGCGAGTGGGTGTGGTGGGGGCGTTGGTGCTGGTCGGCGGGGCGATGATTTACTTTGGTTTGCGGCCCAATTACCGGGCGCTCGAGTATCAATGGGATGTTCATCAGCGGGAATTACAAGCGTTGATGGCGAATGGGCGCAGCCGGGCCGACGCCATTAAGGAACTGCGGGAAAAAAAGATGGATCGGGCGAGGCTCGCCTCGGAGAGATTCGCCGCTGTGGGGCAGACCGCCGGCCTATTCAACATTGCCTCGGCATTAAGGCGCCAATAGGCCGGGAAAGGACGCGTGCTCCTCGCTCCACTGGATGGCGAGGTCGGCGATGTCCCCGTGATGGGCCCTAAGCGCTGCGTTGCGCATTTTCTTCCAGTCGCGGGCGCCCCATGAGCGGGCGAGAAGGCAGGCGCCGGCTTGAGCGCCTTCGGCGGCGGCCGCGAGCATGCGGTCCCAATCGTAGGCGCCGTGGGCCTTGGCGAATCGGCAGATGCCGATATGGCCTTTATGGGCGCCGGCGGCGAGTGCGGTGTTGAAGTCGTGGGCGCCCCATTCGCAGGCAAGATTACATAGGGCGATGTCTCCGCGGACGGCAGCGTTGGCCAGCATCTGATCGAAGTCGTGGGCGCCCCATTCGCGGGCGAGGATGCATAGAGCTGAGTGCTGATGGGTCGCGGCGAGAGATAACATACCATCGAAATTACGAGCACCCCATTCGTGGGCTTTCTCGCAGAGTTCCCTATTGCCGCTGATTGTCGCCTGGAGGAGCATTAGGTCGGCATCGGGGACATTCCATTCGCGGGCCAGCTGACACGGGCCAATATGGCCTTCGCGGGCGGCCGAATACAGGCGGTATAGCTTAGTCGCTCCCCACTCGCGAGCGAGAATGCAGATGGAAACGTGGCCGTTGAGGGCAGCGAACTTGAGCATTCGGTTCCAGTTTGTGGCGCCCCATTCGCGGGCAAGGCGGCAAATGGAGGCATGTCCGTTGAGGGCGGCGTTCTCGAGCATGGAGTCGAACCGAGTCGCCCCATAGCGCTTCGCGATGACGCAGCCTCCTCTGTCGCCGGCGAGTGCCGATTGGCGGAGAAGATCGTTTGCTACTTCGTTGAGTTGCGGCATGGATTTATGAATGCGAATGGCGGGAATCAATTTTCCGGGTGGTTAGGCGCGGGAATGGGCTTGATGCTTATGTGGTAGAAAATGAATTTGCCGCATTTGATTATTATCAAAAACATTTGTAAGCAATGTCAACAACTAACAACCAACAATTCGCTGAATTAGACGAACTACTCGCCGAGATTGAGGAGGCCAAAATCTGGTTCGTAAACAACGAGGAGGAGCTCACTGTCTACGCCTACGAGAGAATGGCGGAAATCGAGGACCGGGAGAGGACGATAGCCTTGGCCGCGAGGGACTTTGACGCCTGGATCGCGAGGAGGATAGTGAGGCTCGAGGCCGAGCAGGACTCCGAGGAGGCTCAGGAAGAGTTCGAGTCCGAGACCGATGCCGACGAGGCTTGGTGGGACCTCGAGGCCGGGAGGATCTGGTGGGAAATCGAGGCCGAGGAGGCTTGGGTGGACCTCGAGATCATGAAGACCTCGGAGAGAGAGGAGGCCGAGGCCAAGAAGGCCTGGGAGGAGTCCGAGGAAGGGTGCATCGGGGCGCTGCTGCTCTGGGGGGCGCCGTTCGGCTCTGACTGAGGCGTGTTTCCGCGAGGGAATACGTCTCAGTTGGGGTCGAGTGGTGTCTGCTGGGGAGTAGGAGTCGGTTCCGAGTGAAGCCGGAGTGAGGCTTCCCAGGGCGAGGTTGTGGGTTAGCTTGTGAGGAGTGCTAGGGCCCTGCCCTAGCTTTCTTTTTTCATGGCCGTCCGTTCCTATTCTCGCTCTCGCGACCATTCTGTATCTTACCGCATGGGAACGTTCAGCGCCCGGATGTCCCCAGAAAAGTGAATCTCAGATCACTAATCATACCAAAAACATTTTGTAAACATGTCAACAACTAACAACCAACCAATTTGTCCAATTCCCAAGAGGCTGATCTGGCGCAACGATATCCCAATGCCGGAGTGGGCATGGGACTTCGAGAGCGATTCAGACGGTTTCTACGGCCATCCCATCTCGTATCCCGTAAACGGGTACGTGAGCGCGTTCACCTTGGAATGGGTGGAACGGCAGGCCATGGAGTGGACTCCGGCCGAGATGGTAAGGTACAGGGAGCAGCTCGAGCTGGAGCTCGACGAGGAACGGATTGCCGAGGAGATGCCGTTCCTTGAGGCCTGGGATAGGGAGTGGCGCTACGAGGAGGCTCTCGATTCCCTGAGGGAGCTGTTCGGCTCTGACTGAGGCGTGTTTCCGCAAGGAAACATGTCTTAGTTGGGGGTCGGGCAGTGTCCGCTAGGGATCGGGGGTGGTACAAGGAAGCCGGGGTGAGGCTTCCCAGGGCGTTGGAGAGGTGGTTAGCTTGTGAGGAGTGCTAGGGCCCTGCCCTAGCTTTCCTTTTTCTCGGCGTTGTCTACTTTGCTATTCGGTCGTTGTCCTTCCGCTTCTCGTCCCTTGCCGCGCGGGGATGTCCGGTGTTCGATAGTCCCTCGTGGAAAAGTGAATTTCCGGCTCCTAGTCATATCAAAAAATTGTAAACATGTCTAAACCCAAACCTTACATAATCTCAATTTTCTGGCCAGTTCCCAAGAAGGCGCAAGCTCACGTAGGTCTCTTGGAGTTGCTTGAGGACCTCGAGGAAACCGAGGACTTCATCACCAACTTCGACGTTGAGGCTGCGGAGGAAGAAGCTGCGAAGGAGGACTTCGAGGAGGAGTGGAGCGAGGAGGAGTCCGAGGAGGAGTCCGAGGAGGAGTGGACCGAGGAGGAGCTCATCGCCTACGCCGACGCGAGGATGGCGGAGATCGAGGCGGAGGAGTCCAAGGAGGAGTGGAGCGAGGAGGAGTCCGAGGAGGAGTCCGAGGAGGAACCCGAGGAGGAGTGGAGCGAGGAGGAGCTCATCGCCTACGCCGACGCGAGGATGGCGGAGATCGAGGCGGAGGAGGCGAACACCGAGGCCGATCAGCCTGCTCCGGGGGCGCCGTCCGGCTCTAACTGAGGCGTGTTCCCGCGAGGGAATATGTCTTAGTTGGGGTCGGGCAGTGCCTGCTGGGGAGGGGGAATCGGTACAAGGAAGCTGGTGTGAGCTTCCCAGGGCGAGGTTGGAGGTTAGCTTGTGAGGAGTGCTAGGGCCCTGCCCTAGCTTTCCTTTTTCTCGCCTCCATTCCGCCCCACCCCCGCCCCCCATTCCGCCCCGAAAAATTGAATCCGCCGCCTCTAATCATATCAAAAAACATTGTAAAACATGTCAACTACTAACAACGAACGCTACTGTCCAGTCCCAAAGAAACGCATCCGCCTGGAGACAACTCCGACGGATGGGTGGTCCTGGGAGTTCGAGCCCCTAAGGGTCGTACAGGTCGACCGTAGGAACTCTGCCGGGGAGTGGATCACCGAGGAGTGGGCCGAGGAGGATCTGGTGGCCATAGCGGAGCGGCTCCAGCTGGGGGAAGAGAGCGAATCCGAGACCGATCAGCCTGCTCCAGAGGCAATGTCCGACTCCGACTGAGGCGTGTTTCCGCAAGGAAACATGTCTCAGTTGGGGTTGGGCAGTGCCTGCTGGGGAGGGGGAATCGGTACAAGGAAACTGGCGTAAGTTTCCCAGGGCGTGAGAGAGGTAGTTAGCTTGTGAGGAGTGCTAGGGCCCTGCCCTAGCTTTCCTTTTTCCTCGCCACACGGAATCGCCTGGATCTTTATTTCGAGTTCCACTCCGGGGTGTGAGGAGAGTTGAAGGTCCCTCGGGGCCTTCGATCTCTTTTTCCAGAGACACAATCCTAACCCCAATTTAAATCGTTCCGTATCATTACAGAATAATAATGGAAGGAGTGTGGTACAACGTTTACGTGAATCGCGAGCTCAATACGTACGTTGCGCATCGACATGCCGGCGATAGAGATTGGGCTGTTTCCTATCCGTGCACCTATGTATATGAGCTATTCGGAACTGAGAAAGATTACAACTTAGGAAGAACCGCCCTTCTCGGGTATATTAGGTCCGGAAAACCGCTTCCGAGCGGCAAATGGCAACAAACGGATATCGACGATCGCGAAAATTCGTCGGATATTCTATCCCTCTTCTTATCCCCCTGAATATCCTTATCCACTGGTCATGCCGAGAACGCGGCGAACGCGCCAACCAATAATATTCAATAAGGACAAAGTAGGCAATCTGGAAGAACTCATCCGATGGTTCGCAGTGTTCCGGGGTGTTGAGTATCGAGGAGCTGGGACTGGCCCTGCCCCCAGCTTTCCTTTTTTCTTTGCCCTCTTACCGCAAAGGAACATCAGGCGCCCTATCAGCCCCTAAAAATTGAATCCCCCGCTCTTAATCATATCAAAAAACATTTGTAAACATGTCAACTACCAACTACAACCAACTAATCAACTCATTCATCGTGGAGCTGCTGGAGAGGTTCCTGGAGGAGCTAGAGTGGGCCGAGGAAGAGAGGGAGCTCATCGCCTACGCCGACGCGAGGATGGCGGAGATCGAGGCGGAGGAAGCCTGGGCCGAGGAAGAGAGGGAGCTCATCGCCTACGCCGACGCGAGGATGGCGGAGATCGAGGCGGAGGAGAAGGAGGAAGAGGAGGAGCTCGTTGCTTACGCCAACATATTGGAGGCGAAGCAAGCGATCGAGGCCGATATCGCCGCCCTGGGGGCGCCTTCCGGCTCTAACTGAGGCGTGTTCCCGCGAGGGAATATGTCTTAGTTGGGGTCGGGGGTGTCCGCTAGGGGGTGAGAATCGGTACAAGGAAACTGGAGTAAGTTTCCCAGGGCGTTGGAGGAGGAAGTTAGCTTGTGAGGAGTGCTAGGGCCCTGCCCTAGCTTTCCTTTTTTCTTCGCCTCCGCCATCGCCATCGCCTTCGCTTTCACTTCCGGAAAAAGTGAATCTTCCGCCCCTAATCATATCCAAAAAACATTGTAAAACATGTCAACTACTAACAACCAACAACCAACAACCAGCCCTGCCACCTGGCCGTTCCCTTCCATCTGGAAAAGGGACGAACCGTACGCGGACCTATTCGTGTACGAGGAAGATCCTTACAACGACGAGGTGCCGGCGTGGGCGCTCGTGGATCTTCTGGGGGATGAAGGCGAGGTGCCAGAGTGGGCGGTCGAGAAGACACCACTCACGGACGCCGAGGTCGAGGAGGCCGTCCGTGAAGCCATCGCCATCGAGGCCGGTATCACCGCCCTGGGGGCGCCGTCCGGCTCTAACTGAGGCGTGTTCCCGCGAGGGAATATGTCTCAGTTGGGGTCGGGTGGTGTCCGCTGGGGGGTGAGAACCGGTACAAGGAAACTGGCGTAAGTTTCCCAGGGCGTTGGAGGAGGTAGTTAGCTTGTGAGGAGTGCTAGGGCCCTGCCCTAGCTTTCCTTTTTTGTTGCCGGAAAGGGACGATATCCCTTTGCTTCCCCCAGTGTGCGCGCCGACCTGGAGACAACGCCTAAGCGCCGCCCCCGGGGCGAATTGGCGCGCCTATCATTAGTTGCCGGGTCATGGTCCCGCTGTTCCTGCCTTGTCGACGAGGAAATTTCTCCGGAAAAGGTCGATGTTGCGGATTAGAAAGTTAGTTGGCGACTGGACTTTTCGTTCGGGGTCGGATGATGATCGGCGAGGGGAATAATAGGTATATCGGCGAAGGAGGGAAAGTCATGATCTGCGGATCACGATCGCCTCTATGCCGGATCACGATCGCCTCTATGCCGGATCACGACCGCTTCGGCGCGACTCCGTCCCGCGTGTCGTCGAGTATTCACGATGCGGCCCGAATACCATCCGGCAGAAGGCCGTTATCCGATATAGTAGTCCGTAATGTCTCCCTTCGCTTCCCCTAGTGTGCGCGCCGGCCTGGGGAAGCGCCTAAGCGCCGGCCCCGGGGCGAATTGGCGCGTCTGCCGTTGGTTGCCGGGTCATGGTCCCGTTGTTCCTGGTTAGTCGACGAAGAAATTTCCCCGGAAAAGTTCGATGTTGCGGATTAGAAAGTTAGTTGGCGACTTGACTTTTCGTTCGGGGTCGGATGATGATCGGCAAAGATATGCCGGTATATTGGCGAGGAGCGGTAAGTCATGATTTGCGGGCCGCGTTCATCTCGATATCGGATCACGATCGCCCTAGTGCCGGATCACGATCGTCCTAGTGCTGGATCACGATCGCCTCGGTACGACTCCAGCCCGTTCGCCGCCGGATATTCACGATGCGGTCCGAATATCACTTGACAGAAAGGACATTGTCCGGCATAGTAGCCTGCATGTTGTTCTTGCTTCCCCCGGGGCGAATTGGCGCGTCTGCCGTTGGTTGCCGGGTCATGGTCCCGCTGTTCCTGGTTAGTCGACGAGGAAATTTCCCCGGAAGAATTTCGAACACGACGGATAGGAAAGTTGGTTGGCGGCTGGACTTTTCGTTC